TTCAGTTAGCTGAGGAACGTGAACTGTCACGTTGGCTGAATGTAAAAATGCAATTTATTCAGGCTGTACTCAATAATAAAATTGAGTTTAAAAATAAAAAGAAGGACGAAGTTGCTCAGCAAATTTATAGTAATACTGATGCCCTTAATGATAGCGATATTGACCGGCTACTTCGTATTAATATTTTGAGCCTGACTGATGAGATGGTTAAACAGTTAGAGGTGGAAATCAAAGAATGTCACAGCCGTATTGAATACTGGACTGGCACGTCACCTCAAGAACAATTCCTACAGGATATAAATAATGTGTGATTAAACATTATTTTAGAGGCATCCTATGGCTTTAGTCCAAAACTATTTGACACCCACTTCGTTTGCTATCGTTATTGATAGATTACCTAGTGTTGAATTTTTTACACAGAAGGTCAATATTCCTAGTTTGGCGGCTGGTTCTGTTGAGCAAATTACTCCACTAAATAACATCTACCAACCAAAACAGAAAATTGCGTTTGCTGATTTGGATGTTACGTTTATCGTTGATGAACAGATGACCAACTATCAAGAAATATATGGTTGGATTGATCAGAATGCACAACCAAGAGAATTGGGTTCATATGATTCTGATACAGCTGTATCAGATATTTCTGTAATTATTAATAACAGTCATAAAAATTCAAATATAAGATTTAACTTTATTGATTGTTTCCCTACTGATCTTTCACCTATTTCATTGGATATTACCAATCAGGATGTTATATATCCTGAAGTTACAGCAACATTTAGATATACATATTTCACGATTGATAATTTAAACGATTGACTTTTTTCATTACATATGGTATAATGTAATGTTAAATTAATTTGAGGTTTGTAATGAGCACAGATGATATAAGTGAACTATGGGCAAAAGACTCTCCCATTGACGAAACAAATTTAGTAGGTGAATCCAAACGGATCCCTACTCTTCACAGTAAGTATTATAATATGTATTATAAGGAAGTGCTGAGAGTCAAAAAGCTACGATTTGATTACAAGGAACTTGAGAGGCTCAAATTTGAGTACTACACGGGCTCTTTGGACGAAGAGACCATGCGAGAGCGTGGATGGAAACCATTTCAGCTGAAAGTTCTCCGGTCGGACCTGGATAAATATATTCAGGCAGACAAGGATATTATCCAACTGAGTCTTAAAATGGATTATCATAAGGCTCGAGCAGATTTCCTAGAGGACATAATTAAAACAATACACAGTAGAAATTTTGTAATTAAAAACATGATTGATGTACTTAAATTCCAGGCTGGTGAATATTGAAATATTTAGCATATATACTTTTTATCCTAATAGGTTCATATTTTACAACCTTATTTTCTGTGGCGATAATTGAATCATTCTATGATAATTTTTCCAGAAACGTATTAAATTCAAATGCTATGCCGGTATTTTTAGGTTGGACTTTAATTAATTCGATTGCATGTATGATATATTTTGGAATAATGAGAAAAAATGACTGATAAAATAACGGCTGAATACTTAGACTCTGTGTATATGAGACTTGTCTGTGATGCTAGCATCAAACAAGAACTCTCAGAGTTTTTTAGTTTTCGGCCTGAAGGCTATCAGTTTCATCCATCATTTAAGGCTAGATATTGGGACGGTTACATTCGACTTTTCAGTCCGATGAAGCCAGTTCTGTATGTGGGTCTACTAGAAAAATTAAAAGAGTTCTGCGAGATCCGAGATTATCAGCTTGAGGTGGATCAGCAATTTGAAGAAGCAAAAGTACCAGATAATTATGGTTACGAGATTGCAGAGGAAGTAAACTGTAAATTCACACCACGAGATTATCAGAATGATTATGTAGTAAATGCTATTAAAAAGAATAGAACATTATCTGTCTCGCCCACATCGTCTGGTAAATCATTAATTATCTATCTTATTCAGCAACATTATTATCAAGCCTTTCAGCATCGTACCCTAATCATTGTTCCAACAATTGGTTTGGTACATCAGATGAAAGGTGACTTTATTGACTATGGTTGCAACCCAGAACACATCTACACAATCCAAGGAGGTGTAGATAAAAATACTGCTGCGCCCATAGTCATCTCTACATGGCAGTCACTGATTAAATTGCCAAAGGAATGGTTTGACCAATTCCGTGTTGTGCTTGGTGACGAGGCACATTTATTCCAGGCTAAATCACTTACAAAGATTATGGAAAAACTCACTGATTGTGACTACCGACACGGGTTTACTGGTACCCTCAAATCGTCAGAATCAAAAACACATCGTATGGTATTGGAAGGATGTTTTGGACCGGTGGTCAAATACGTCAGTACAAAAGATCTGATGGATCAAGGTACCGTTGCTGATTTCCAGGTAAAGGCAATTACACTGTCCCACTCAAAGGACGCTCGTAAAGTCTTTAAGGATGCCATAAATAAAGTCGACAAGGTTAAAAAATACCCTGCCGAACGAGAGTTCATAGTCAATCATGAAAAACGAAATCTGTTTATACGGAATCTACTCTGGTCACTAGAAGGACAGAATAATCTTATTCTTTTTGATTTGGTTGAAAAACACGGGAAAATATTAGAACCCTTGTTGTACAAGGACGGTCGTCAATTACATTTTATATACGGTGCAACTTCAGGAGAGGAACGTGAGCGCATTCGGCATTTGGTGGAAAACGATCCAATCAAACAACATGACATCCTTGCATCCTATGGTGTTTTTAGTACTGGGGTGAATCTCAAAAAGCTTGACAATGTAATCTTTGCTTCTGGTTCAAAATCAGAAATAAAAGTACTTCAATCTATTGGTAGAACATTGAGGAAGGGAAATGATGCAGATAAAGCTACTCTTTATGATATTGCTGATGACCTCAGCTCTGGCTCATTTGAAAACTATACTCTCCGTCATTTCAGAAAGAGAATTGAAATTTATTCTTCAGAAGAGTTTCCATTCAAAATTTATACAGTAGACATATAATTGGTTTTTTAAGGTGCATAACCTTATTATACACATTCCTGAGAAAATGTCAACACGTAGAACGAAAAAAGTTGAAAAAAAATTTGTTGACTTTTGTTTGGGTACGTGATACTATATAACAAATCCACCCATAAAAAGAGGAACTCCATTTGCTATGGCAGCTAAACGTAAAAGAAATTATGTAAACAATAAGGATCTATTAGATTCTCTAATTAAGTATAGAGCAGATTGTAAAGAGGCCGAGGATTCCGGTGATCCGACACCTAAGGTACCAGACTATATTGGCAGTTGTATTTTTCAGATTGCAACTCGACTAGCCACTAAGCCAAACTTTTCAGGCTATTCATATAAGGAGGATATGATTTCAGACGGCATTGAAAATTGCCTTCAATACATTCATAACTTTGATCCAGAAAAATCACAAAATCCATTTGCATATTTTACTCAGATTATTTGGTACGCCTTTCTACGTCGTATCCAGAAAGAGAAAAAGCAAATGTATATCCGGTTTAAATCGTCGCAGAATATGATGACAGAAGCACAAATTCATGATTCAAATGATGTACAAATTCATTTGAATGCCACTCCCGACTATATCAATAATTTTATTGAGGATTTCGAGGATAAAATTAAAACGAAAAAGAAGTGAGGTATTATGAAAATACTAATTTTTGGTTTGCCAGGTAGTGGTAAAACCACTCTTGCTAAACCATTTGCTGATTTGATTAGCGGTGTTCATATTAATGCGGATGAGGTTCGTGGTCATTATGATGACTGGGACTTTACCCCTGAAGGCCGAATGCGCCAGGCAATGCGCATGAAATATCTTAGTGATGGAGTGGTAAGAGCAGGCAAGATTGCAGTAACTGACTTTGTATGTCCTACTGAAGCCGCTCGTCTTGAATTTAATCCAGATTTTACTGTATGGATGGATACAATTAAGGAAGGTCGTTTCGAAGATACTAATAAGATGTTTGAACGGCCTCCAAAATGTGATTATCACGTAAGCGATTGGTTTGATGATACACACGTCGAGCTTATGAAAGTCGTTTTAAAATGGATGAAACATAATGGCTGAAACAGTAACTAGAAAACGACACTTAGCCAAAGCGGTTACGTGGCGTATTATAGCAAGCATTACAACAGCACTTATTGCATGGTTTTTTGGCTTACCACCAAAGGCCGTGGGTGCAGTCTTTGTAGCAGACTTAATTATTAAGTTTGTTCTCTATTATGGCCATGAACGATTATGGTATAAGCATATAAGATTCGGAATAAGAAAGGAAGTAAATGATGTTTGATCCACAGAAGCCAACAGTACAGATGTTGGGTAGGTGGCAGCCATGGCATGA